ACGGTGTTTTCTACAATGAGAAACAACGTCTAGATCTCCACGCGCTACCTCATAGAGGTGGTTTCAAGTTTCCTATCCCCCACTTATCACTGCGAACAGCTTTCGATAACGTGCGTTTATCTAGTTAGTATTTGTTATCGTACAAATGTTACGGTTTCACTAGCTTAGAAGTCTCCAATAAGGAGTTCCTTTTAGTTTTCCTGCATTAGAAATATCTTTTGCCATCCAACTTAACTCAGAATGTTTGTTAACTTTCGAATTAGGTTCAAATTTAAAGGAACTAATGAAATTATCTACCATTTCAACGAAATGGATAGCTTCTTTCATAGTTGGTAACTCTTTGGCAGCGTATAAGAAGTCATAAACTTCATCTACGATATCCTGAGGGTCACGTCCTTGTAATAAGAACATTTCCGAAAATGAACGCAACTGAGCAAGTTCGATACGAGAAAATTTAGATAAACATTCCTCATAGTTAACTAATGAATGAGCGTAAGAATCTAAGACACTATCATAGTTATTTGCAAAAAGCAAAGCCCTTGATAATGCTTCTCTAACCATAGAATCTGCCATATATGGCACAATCTCCGTTCGAGCGATATCTTTTCGGTCATCAAAAGATGACAATCGAGAAGGTTCCCATTTGCCCACAACATCACTATCTTTTGATTTAAATAAATCTAAGATTTCATGCAACGTCATAGTAAAAGGTAAACTTGGATTATCCAAGTTTTCCAACTCCTCGTCTTGAGGATCGACTGTGAACGCTACTGCATCTATCAGCGTAATTTTGTTAGAATTAACAAAATAACCTAATAGACCTAATAGTGAGGTCATTAGTATCTCTTTTCCTTTCGGAGAAGAAACTAATTGATCACCCTTAGTTCTTTCCAATACTCGTAAGAGTAGTGGAATAGAAGTTATTAACCCTCTTTTAGAAGTCGAAAGAACAATGTTCATTCGACCCATAATAGAGTTCTCAGATATAAACTGTTTAAAGCTTAAACCTGAAACATCTACACCATTAACCCCTGTACGTTTAGCAAATTCAATTGCTGAAACGCCTTCAGAGAATAATGACTTAGATGGATTAACTCCTACTTTCAGTAGGTCCATTAATCGACAATATTCAAGATAAATTGCTTTATCAAAAATAACGAGATCATCCCCAAGAATTTCATATTTATCAAACCAACGTCGAGTTCCATAAACATGGAACGCGCAAGTTTGTAATATAAAATGATGAGTAACAGCTAACATAGCCCACGAAGACAGACAACCCATTGGTTGACCTGTATTATAGTGAACATAGTCAATGTCTTTAATGTATTTATTTTCCCGTACCATATAAGGTCTTAGGACTAAGATATCTTTCCATAAACCACCAATAGATAAACCAGACATAAAGTCTAGAATACCTACTTGAAGGTCAATAGGAAGACGATCAGTCGCGGAAGAAAGATCTACAGAATAACCACAGTTATACAACTGTGCTTTTTGCATAGCACGTTCAAACGACTTATCTTGATCAAAAGTACCATCATTTGGTAGTGACTTCAAGAATGAAAATAATTCGTCGTGTAGCGGTTTAAACAGACTTTGTGTCCAAATATCGCAAATTGCAAATATTCTTAACTTACCTGCCGCTTCTTCTTTAAAAGATAGTTTTCCAAGAGCGATATCATCAAATGATATTTTCGAGGATTTTTTAATCCACCCGGTACCATGGTTTTCAATCATGTCACCAGCGAAATTAATAGAATGATTAAGCATCTCGATGATCTGTGAACGAGTTATTTTACAATAATCTCGATACGGACCATAAATTTCGGGATACTTAGCCATAGCTATAGCATCAGTTATAATTTGAGTTACTGAGACAGATCCGTTAGGACCTGCACTTAATGACTTAGTTATATCATCTGCTGCTAATCTTTTTGAAGTAAGAGGAGTAATAACTCTTTCTTTAACATTAAAATTATATACATCTTTAGACACTCCGATGATTCTTTTGATAATATCAAAATCCCCTGTGAACTTATCTGTTATGGTATTCAATTTAGGACTTAAAGGACCTTGTAAGATCCGATAAATCGATAAAATAGAAAGCCATAATCGAATAGTTCCAGGATGACCATTTCTGATCATCTTTCTATCCATAGTACCTATAAAACTAGGTAACCCGTTTATCAAACGAGGTAATGGAAGATTGGGTTCGATATCTCTAAGAGACTCACATGGAGACGATGAAAGTTTTCTTTGTACAGTCATGTGACAAGCCTTTAACCATTTAATGGTAAAAGCTGCCCCATGGTTTTTAAAATTTTTAAAAACCAAACCAAGGAATTTATCAAATCTTCTAAGTCTAGGTGAAACTTTAGTCTTACCAGTTGCAAGTGAAATAATTTTCCACAAGTATCTGGATAAAACTTTCCGTAAGGATTGCTCCTCACGTAACGAAAACAAAGTTACGATATTCTCACTTATACGTTGTCTTGCAGCAAAACGACTTTTAAAGTTATTAAATAATTTCATTAGTTGTTTTATGTAAGGTATAAATAAGATAACACAACTTCTTACGCTGTTCCCTTACAGGGACGTCAGTTTAAGAAAGGTGTCACCTTCGAGATAGATCTTGAATTAGATTCGCAATCTGACTCTCAAATGTTGTATTTTCAACAACTTCCATATGGAAGAATAGCTACAGATAAACATTATTATATGGTTAATAACGTTT